GCACGCTCTTCTTTCAGAGCCTTCTCTGTGTTTTCAAGAACAGCAGCAGTTACTGCTTTCTTATATTTGTCACCCAGTGCAGGTGCGCCTTCGGCGTCAAGTACTGGGTTCCATTTTTCCATTAATTGATCGGAACCAAACATTGGACTTTCTCCTTATTGAGATGATTTTTTAATCGCAGCAAGATACTGAGCCATCATCGGAGATACTTCTACCTCTTCAGATCCTTCAGCAGTTTCTTCCTGCATGGGTTGAGCTTCAGTGGACTGTTGCTTAAAGTAAGACTCCTTGATCGTATCAACTTTCTTAGCGAAAGCTTCTGCGTTCTCAAAGTTTACGTCTTCAACAAGACCCTTCAACTTTTCAGCTTGTGCTTCAGAGAGACCTGCGCTAGACTCAACAATGATTGCATCACGAGTAAGTTTTGCAACTTGCTCCTTCAGATCAATGTTTTTCTCTACTGTGCTATTGAGCTGCTCTTCCAGTTCGTCAACTTTGTTGGCGAGATCGTCAACCAAGTCAGCCTTACCTTCAGGTACCTCAATGTAATGCTCAGTAAATACGCCATGCAGTGCCTGAATGAACGACTCTGCGATTTCAGTACGGAGACCGTTCTCAATCGCAATTTTGTTTTCTTCCATCCAGTTGTCTACCACGTAGTTTAGGTAGCCATCGACCTTTTCAACAAGGTCGTTTTGAATGCGTGTAGTTTCTTCAGCAAGTTCTTCAGCGTACTGAGATTCGAGACGGTCAACGTGCTCGCCCAGTTTTACCTTAAGAGCTGCTTCAAAAATTACTTCAGCCTTTTCCTTGAACCCTTCGGAAAGAGTTGCTTCGGAATCAACCAGAGCATTCAGATCTTCGTCAAAGTTACCTTCAACGATGGCATCTTCATCAGTTTCGAAACTTTCACCACACATGGCTTCATATGCAGCTTTCATTTCATCTTTTTTCATCTTGGACATCTTATCGTAAGCGGCCTTCAGCATTGCTGCTTTAGTTTTAGGCAGAGATGTTTGTGCTGGAGCAGACTTTTTAACAGTCTGTCCAATTTCATCTGCGGCCTTTTCACCGTCTACTTCCATGCTAGCCGCACCCTTTGCTTTAGGTACTTCAGCTTTCTCCTCCAAGGTTTCTTCGTCAGAAACTTCAACGTCTTCAACGACATCATCTTGGAGTTCTTCGATGTCCTCGATCGGATCGTAATTTTGATCAGACATTTTTTTACTCCTAATCGAGTTAAAGTTTTGAGAGGAAATCTTTGAAGGCCTTCATCTGAGTTTCCGCTAAGCGGTTAGATGGCGCCCTTTTAATTTCAGTCTCGAACCGTTCAATTTCTTGTACCTTTAGGATCCCATTGTCCCAAATCCATTCAACACCCTCCATGATTCCATTGACAAAAGCCTCTGGAGCGGAAGGATCCTGAACTATATCGATGGCCGATAACATAAAATCATCATTGACTATGTTAGCGCCATTCTTTTGTACAAGACTACCCATACCACGACTTGAAACACCCAACTGAACCCCACCATCCATAAGACCTTCAACGATCTTACCCATAGGAGTATCCAATACGAGTGCTTTACCCATCACATTATTACCATCCCAATTAAGTTCGGTAATGCGATGAGATACTTTATCCAAGTTAATAGACGGACCTTCTGGGTGATTCAACTCACCGACGGCCCGACTCTTGGAAACTTGTTCGTTGACGTATTTGTCAACTGCGGATTCTAATGTAGCGCGAGGATACACTCGGCCGTTGCGATTCTTTTGCTCGGCCTGCATAAAAACACCTTCAATAAGACGCTTTTTCTTACCGCCTTTTTCTTCAGTGATGACCTTATATTGAAGGTCCTCGGTGTATTCTGTAATCAGCTTCATTAGTGATTATCCCAATATGTTTTGCTCATTTCGCCGCGATTTGCATTTGGCGCATCGCCGACTCTACGAACTTTTGTATAAACCTCATGGCCTCTTGTTGTTCTAATCCCAGCTGTCTGTTTCAACCATAGCGGTCTATACGGACTTCCTACGCCAGGATCAGCAGGTGCGTTATCATATTCCCAAGTGGGATTATTTGCAATAACTACCCAAGCCATTCTACTTCCCCATCAAATCCGTAAAATCTTTAGCAGCTTTTTCTGCTTCCTTTGCGGACTTAAACTTGTCTAGCATATCGCCATCTACATAAGCGATATAATCTGAACCTTTTTTAGACACGACTGCGTCGTATTTGCCTTTGCCAACCTTAAACGTTTTAACCTGTATTTCACCTGGCTTCAACTTAAAAGAGGCTTCACTCAGACTCGTCCGAAACTCCTTGAATTTCATCATGATCCTCTACCTCTTCCGTTTCTGTTTCGTCCACCTCTACAGTGGGTTCAACTCCAGCCATGTTGTTGGCTAATTCGATTTTTCTGTCATTCATTGCAGAATTGATTTTATCCTGCATAATATTCGCAAACGATTTTTCAGCATCGGCCATTTTGCCATCGCCTACTTGCGTTACGAAATCCATTACATCAGCCATTCTATTATCCTCATTCTATTTTATTTATAAAAAAGCAATTTTCTAGAGATCATCAATACTGATATCATCATCCTCTCCGCCTTGTTCCTTTTCGGCTTCGATTTGTTTATCAATTGCTTCAATCTCGTCGTCAGTTTGCATCAAGATGTTCTTACGAACCCACTCAATGGAGTAGTACTTTCCAACGTATTCGTCAAGTTCCCTAAGGGTTGACATACGTTCCCTCAAAAGTTCTGACTCTTTTAGTTCAGTGAAGTGGGTATCCTTCAAGAAGTCAATATTAATATCCTGACTAATCTCTGCCCATTCACCCTCAGTAATAATTCCTTTTAGGACCAACTGAGTTTTCAACAGATCCATGAAAAGACCTGAGAATTTTTTACGAAGTCTAGCAATAAACTTCTGGAACTTTAGTTCATCACGGGTAATCTCGG